TGTATCCATGATATAAATACTTCCATAAGCTCGGAGCATGGACTTGTCATCCATTCTGCTGTCAATGTAAATCATTTCGCTTACGTGATAAATATCAGAAATAATGCCTGTTTTTCTTTCAACAGATGTTGATGGGGCTTTCATTCCTTGTATCTTTGCGTCAAATATTCCGTTATTATACACCCATGATAACGTCCCCAAATCCACCATCGCCCTATCCACCGTCAGCACCCCGTTCGTGACATCGAGAGTCCCGCCGTAGGCCGTGCCCGCCTCGGTCGGGAAAGTGACGGAATAAGTCCGCCCATCCGCCGGATCGTCCGTCGGGGAGACATAAATGTTTGCCCCCGTCCACCCGGAAATCGGGCGCACGTTGTCCGGCGACGGATCGCCGCTTCCCGCCTGCACAGGCTCAATCCCGACGACGAGCGACCGCATAGGCCATAAGTCCGCGCCGTCGGGGAACGATGCGACCGCCCCCGATGCCGTGTCGGTGACCAGCGGCGCGGAAAGCCCCGGATCGCCCTTGTCGCCCTTCTCGCCGCGCTCTCCTTGGATGCCCTGCGGACCGGTGTCTCCGGTATCGCCCTTCGGCCCGGTCGCTCCAGTATCGCCCTTGACACCCTGCGGTCCTTGAGGACCCGTTGCGCCCGTTGCTCCGGTCTCGCCTTTGTCGCCTTTCAGGCCTTGTGCCCCGGTCTCGCCCTTTGCCCCAGTGTCACCCTTCGGCCCCTGTTCTCCGCGCTCTCCGGTTTCGCCCTTGTCTCCACGCGGGATGCCGAACGAGAATACGCCCGTCTCGGGGTCGTAGGATGCCATAGCATCATATCCCGGCGAGAGGGTTTCCGCCTCCGCCGTGAACGCGCCGAGCTTGTCATCGATGTCCGTCACCTTCGCGAGGATTTCTTCTCCGTAGGACGGGAGCGACGGGAGCGGCTCGCCGTCCTCCCCGATGCCGGACGGAACCACGGTCAGCGCCGCCGTCTGCGTCGTGGCCCGCTGAACAAGCTCCCCGCCCTCGGTCAGGTGCCCGGTCACGGATACGGTCCATTTCCCGGCGGTCAGATTCAGCCCGCGGTCGGCGGTGATCTTATCATCCTCCAGCCCGATTTCGGCGTAAAGCTCCCCGCACCGGAAATGCGCGACCTTTTCCAGCCCGTCCCAATCGGACGTCTGGAACGTGAATTTCGCCGTCAGGTAGTTCACGGAATCCGCCGCCACCGTGGGCGAGGAGACCGTCAGCGTCTGACCGCGGATGAAAAATGAAATCATTTAATCCTCCGATCCGCGCCCTCGTTTCACCTTATGGCGCAAGATAGTGTTCGCAAAATACCGGATATCGTCCATGGCGTGGTCGTTGTCCTTGATAACCTTGTCCTCCGTCGCCTTTTCGTCCCAGCGGTACAGACCGAATTCCTGAATTGCCGCGCCGCAGGACCGGTGAATCTTGATATTCCCGGCCCGGAGGTATTCCGCCGTCCGCCGGATGCCGTCAAGGACTTCATTGTTGGCCTGAATGACGGTGAACCCCCGTTTCCGCAGGGCCGCGATGAAGGACGCCGCCGACGGGTCGACCACGACGCGCTTGATGGGGCGGTCCCCGGCCAGCTTCACCACCTCATCACAATATTCCTCATCCGTCCGGTTCGCCATGGACGCCCGGCCCGAGTAGTAATACTCTGACACCCGGACGGCCCGGTCTCCGCGCAGGCACCACAGCCCGGCGGAAAAGGGGTTCAGTGTGCCGTAGTCCACGGAAATGTACCACTCCCCGGAATCCGGAGCCTCGTCCGTGATATTGGCCTCGCCGAAATCGTAGACCAAGCCCTCCGCCACGCACCACTCACCGAGGATGTACCGGCGGTAAAAGACCCCGGTATACATGGACGCATAGCGGGCCTTGATGGCGTCGGACAGCCCCGGATTGTCGTCCATGGTGAAGTGCAGGTGGAGCGCGTTGTGCTCCGCGGCCTTTTTAATCCATTCCTCGTTGAACCAGTGCTGGGGCGGGCCGGGGTTGCAGTTGAACCACAGCCGGGAGCCGTCCACGGAGCACCGCCCCGTCGCCTGTTCCACGAAAGACCGGGGCATGAGCGCCACCTCGTCCAGAAGCACCCCCGCCAGCGTCCGGCCCTGGATCAGCGTGTAGGACAGCTCGTCATGCCCGCCGAACACTTCAAAGACGTTGGTCCGGTTCCCGCGCTTCACTACCAGCTCCTTCGACCCGGACCGGAATTTCACCGCGTACCGCTCCCGGGTCCACGCCAGCCCCTCGAACGGCCGGACAAGGTTCTTGACACAGGAATCCACCGTCCGCCCGCACATCCCGAACCGCTGTCCGTCGAATTCCCGCATGGCCCAATCCACGAAGGACACCGTCATGAGGGAAGTTTTGCCGGAGCGGATCGCCCCGTCGCAGATCAGGGCGTCGTAATGGGTGTACGGGAACCGCAGGATTTCCCACTGCTTTTCACTCAGTCCCTTCATCGCCGCCGCCCTTCGTCCGCCGTTCGATCTCCGCCGTGATTGCCGCCGTCAGGGGATCGACCTCCCGCTCGACCTCAGCCGCATCATCCGCCGGGCCCTTGTCGCTCCAGCCCAGCTGCTTCAATGAAAAAATGGCGACGGACGGGGAATAGCGTCCCGACAGCCCGCCGCGCTCCAGCTTGATCTCCTTTGCCTCGCTCAGCATTTTTATAGCGTCAGATAAGCGGGCGTCTCCCCGCTTTTTGGCCGTCGCCGCCAGCTCGTAGAGATACTGGCGCGTGATGCCCTGCTGATGCGCGAACTCTGCCACAATGGGCGGATCGGCGTCCTCGAGGTACGGACCGACAGCGGCAATGATGTCGTTGATCTTAACCTTCGGCGGTCTGCCCTTTGCCATATCCGCACCTCCTTTCTGTGTTATGCCTCCATAGCGTTGTTCATGTTGTAGTTGATGTATGCGTCCGCCATTTCCTTTGCGGTGATTCTCCGTTTCGGCGGTCTCCACATGAGGTTTTCCGTTGTGATAATCTCCCGCACGTAACAATTCCGCAGAATAATATCATCCGCCGGATTGTCGGAATAATGGTCAACGACCATCGCAATGGCACATTTTCCAGCCCTGCCCGCATCTGCGACGAAACGGGCAAGAGCCAGTTTTTGACCATACGGGACTTCTTTCCCGGCCAGTTTGGCCTCAAACAAGACCCATATGCGATCATGATATTCAACCACGCCGTCAAAGTCCGTCGGCGTTATATTTTCGTACTTTATTCCGTCAAACCGGATTAACTGCTTTCCTCTGTTCGGATTCTGATAAACGCCTCGTTCCGTCATATATGATAGCACCCCATCCAACACAAGAAAAAACTTCGATAAACCTTTCCGCGTTATCCCCGAAATACAAGAACGCCTGACCCTGCAGCGGTGCAAGGCTTTCACGCTCCGGAGATACATACCGTATTCTTCCGCGCGTAAACACAACCGCGCTTGCCGCGTCCGTCATATATGCAAACCACGCCGTTTCCGTGGCGTTGTTCACAAGGACAATTCCCTCCGAAATGCGCCCCGCGTCGTATTCTTCCACAAACTTTCGCGTGAACTTCCCGACAAGATCCGCGCTGTACGGCGGATTCATCCAGACGCGCCCGCGCCATTCCTGACACAGCCCGTCGTTTTCTTCGGAGAAGTACCGCGCCGCCCGGACTGTTCTGTTGGCGTATTCGCAGCTTGCCGGGTCAAGGTCGATTTCGCCGAGGACAGCACGCGCCAACTCGATATACCGTTCCGGCGTGTACCACTCATTGTTCCCGCTGTTGTTGCTCACGTGGGGCTTGTGCTCCGGTTCAGCATCTTCCGTCTTGTCACAGCGGACAGGCTCCACAGGCTTGTGCTCCACCTGGCGGGGATATTCTTTGCCATCTGCGCCTGTCGAGGTGTCCAATTTGGACACCTTACCTTCTGAATACGCCTTATCTCTAACGGTTCCAACCGTTGTGGGACTAACAGACAGCTCTTTTGCTATCTGTCTGTCGCTTTTCTCTGGATGCTCTAACGATTCAGCAAGGATTATTTCCCGCCTTTGTTCTTGATTCAACTGCCGCCGCGCCATGTTCAGCTTCCGCGCGTGTGTCCGTTTCTGTTCTTCCGTCAGCCCGGCCCGGATGACCTTCGGAAAATCCGTGATCCCCAGCTCCGCACAGATTTTCAGACGGTGGTGCCCGTCAAGGACATTCCCGTCCTCGTCAAACTCAATCGGCACCATTACGCCGCGCCGCCGAATGTCTTCCTTCAGCTCGGCATATTCGTCCGCCGTAAGAGGCGGCATAACCTGATAATCCTGTCGCTCCACTCTCAACATAGCGTTCTGCTCCGTTATCTCTGCTCCGTTGATTATACCAGCCCGGAACGGCGGGGAGGGAGCAGATCTCCCCGCCAGCGGCCTTGCAATGCCGTCCGGACTGTGAACCCCCGCCGGGGAGTCGAACCCCGGTGCGTGCGCTGAAGGGATGAAAGACGCCGCGTCAAGCCGTAAGTCTCGGGGGATATGGTATCCGCCGACCGGTGCGCCGCAACCCGCGGAGCGGCGTTGACGGTTTCGCGGCAGCGAATACCTGCGGAACCGGAATTTCACCGGGGAGGCGCCGGGGCCGTCCGTCTCAGCGCCCGGAACCCTGCCGATTTTACCCGCCCGGCATGGAAAGGAGGCGAGGAGGACGGAGAAAAGGTCCGAAAGCCGCCCCCCTGCATTGTCATTCTACCGCGGGACCGGCGGTAATGTCAAACCCGTGGTCATCGTCCTCAACCGGTCTGACCCGCCACCCGGCGCGGGACTTGCCGCCGGTGCGGATCAGGTATTCCACGGAGGACGGATGCATTCCCGTCAGCGCCGCGATCTCCTCCACCGGCCCGATGATCGGATCATCGTCCGGGCGCTCGGCGATATAGTCCCGGGGGATGGCATTGTTGATACCCGTATACGGCCCGGGCGTTTCTAACTCGATCCGCCAGCCCTTCTTTGTGGTGACGCCAGTTCGGGCTATGTGCCGGATATAATTGTCCCCGTGCCCCAGCCGGTCGGCGATCTCCCGGGCCGTGCCGGTGAAGGGCTGAACGCGGGGATCATCGTTGACGGCGCGATAGATTGCCGCATCCGTGGGACAACAGCTATGCCCGCGCTTTTTTGGTTCCGTGTCGTTGCTCATGCGTGTGCCTCCATTTCCCGGAGCCTTTCCAGCTCCGCCGTCATGTTTTTCCGATCCGTCCCCGGCAGGGCGTAGACCACCGCCTCGTCATCCGTCGGAAGCCGCAACTGGTTCCCCTGTACCTCGGTGAACGAATGCCCCGACCGGTCCGCCAGCACCACCGCCAGCCGCTCGAGGGGATAGCCCCGGGAGAGCTCGTCCCCCGAGGCGTAAACCACTTTTATCTCCCGGATGTAGGGGTAAACGATCTCCCCGTGCGTTCCGCTCTCCGTCTGCACCACCGGCCAGCGGTTCCGGGCCATGGTGCGGAGGGTGTCGCGGGTCATAAGATGAACTCCTTCGGTGGTGCGATCGGGTTAGCTGCCAACTTCTCAGCGTCAAACGGCGGCATTTTTGCGATCTCTGCGTTCAGCCGTTCGATCTCCGCGCGTTTTTCGGCGGTCATCTCATCATAGATCCGGTCGACCCTTTCCTTGATCCGCTTCTCGTTCCGCTCCGCCGCTTCGATCATTTCCGGCGTGATTTCGTTGACGGTTTCCTCCTTCGGCGGTTCGGGGAGCGGCATCCAGTGAGTAACAGGAAACGACCGTGACGTCTTCAACGGCTCTCCCGTAGGCCAACACCAATTGCCGCCATCAAAGTACAAAACCCGTTGTTCACCGCATATATCGACGGTCAGACAAGATTGACCTTCTCCGCATTCAGCTTCCGGCAACCTCTCCGTCACCGGGATCCACCTCTGCTTCGGCTCCACGTCGGCGGCGGGAAGATTGTTGAGCCTGATGGCTTTAACACATTGATGATCCCGCTTGCAGTGCGTTGCAATACAAAGATCGCATTCAATTTGAAGCACATCGCTCCGCAGGATGTAATCATTATTCGGCATCTTTCGCCCTCCTGTTCCACTTTTCGACAGTCGTTCCTTCCGGTTCATCCTCTCTGAGGTTGAACCAGATATTACACTTCGGACAACCCGTCCATTCATAATAATATGTATTTGCATCGACATACGCGCCGTTTTGGTCGATGATCGGCTCAACATCCAACTTATTGTCCGTCTCAGCTTCACCGCCGCAGAAGGGGCAGGACTTCAACTTGATTCCTTCATTCGGCATTGCTTTCCTCCTTCTCGTTTGCATCACCCCTGTTAATTGCTTGCCTTCTTATCTCAAGACTTGTCACTTCGTCCCTATAATTAGCTTCCATCCACGCTTTTACAAATAGCACCGCATTATCAAGGCTCATGTCGCTTGCGATTAACTGAACAAATCTGTCACCTACTCGCTCATAGACCTGAAAAACGTCTTCCCACATAATTACTTCTCCTCCTTCTATCCTTATTCCTGTTACATTTTGACAATGGCCGCGATCAGCAACACAATGGAAGCGATAATATCCAGCGTACCCATAAGATAGCCTCCGGTCACAAGCCCGTTCAGCAGCGCATAGATCTTCATGTCGCCAGCGCCGTAACCGCGCGTCTGGCGGTACCAGTCCGAAAGCATCCCGTCATACCGCGTGTCCCGGTAGGAAGCCGCCGCCACCGCCCCGATGATCGTCCCGACGCCGGACAAAAACGTAATGATAATCGCTGGTATCATAACTCCTCCCATTTCGTGTCCCGCATCTGCTCCGGCGTAGGGCGGGATGTCCAGCACCGCCATGTCACCCCATAGGTTGCCAAATCTCTGTGATCTATTAGTTTCCCTTCATACACAAATTCTGCATACCGATACGAAGATAATTGACCATAACTCCATGTATCGTGATCCGTCAGTATAGCAGGGACTATTCTGGTTGTTTCACGAGCCCGCCGCCGTTCTAAATATAGCACGGTGCTTAACTCTGTAACAAACACTTCATCTTCATCCATCACCCTCGCCTCCTGCTCTCTCAGCAGGTCGAGAGCGTCGCGCATCAGTGTAGTTAAGCAACGCGCTTTATCAGTATGATACGGACAGGATTCACACTGCATCAAATGTTGATTGTGAACACAGGCTTCCAGCCCCCGGATCACCTTTTCCCGCTCAGCGCCATCCCGCGGCTCCTGTTCCTTCAGTAGGGCAAGGGCGGCGCGTATCATGTTCTCCTGACAGTCCCCGCTTTCATACCCACCCTCTTTGAATGGGCATACATCGCCGAGGCATTCGTCGTTTTCGTCAACAGGAGTGATGTCTGCCGTGCAATACTCCATCGTCCGGATCAGCTTTTCCTTGTCAACCTTCATGTCCCTTCTCCTCCCGCGGTGCAATACACGAAATCCCCCGGCACGTCCGTGAACTCGTCGCCGTCCACCCCGCAGATGAACCAGTCCCCGCGGAAGTCGTACCCGAGGAACGGATTCGGTTCCAGACCGAGGACCCGCCCCTCTTCATGGCAGATAAGCACCAGATCCGTGCAGATCTTCACCGCCTCGATGTGCCCGCCGACCAGCTCCTGCATGGCCTCCAGCGTGTTCGGGATCTCCCGCAGCTCACGCTCCCCGCCGACCGGCTTATAAAATACCTTGATTCTGTCAGCCATCTTTCCGCCTCTCTTTTCTGCTTAATAGGGTAAGTCCTCTTCGCTCACCCATATCCCGCAAGCCGGATCTTTGCATCGTATGTCCGACGCCTCGCTGTGTCCGCCTCCCGGGAAATAATGCTGCCATATTTCGCACTTGTGATAGGTTTTTCCCCTTGTGTTTGTGAAATGATGTGCGCAGTCCCGGCATTCGTGCCCCGGCGTCAGCCCGAACATTTCCTGCATCGTCGGCGTTTTTCGTCGGCCCTTCGGCGGATCCGGCACATCAACCTCGTTCCCGAACAGATCAAGGTTTTTCATCACTGCCCTCCATAAGCCGCCCCGTGGAACTTCGCCTCAGCCATCCCCGGCCTCCTTCCCCATCAGCTTCTCGATGATCTTCCTGCACCGGAATACCGGCACCTCGCAGTCGGCAAGATCCGCGTCCGGCCCCAGGCATTCCCGACAGTACGTTTCTTCCAGCCATTCCCGGACTTCTTGCGAATCCCATACATCATCATTGAAAGAGCCGCGGTACCAATACGCCTCGAGAAATGTCCAGCACACGGAATGATAACACTCAGTGTAGAACTCTCCGTCCCATATGCCGTTTCTCCGGGTATAGGTTTCCCCCGGTTCAATCTTTCGGTCGCACAGGAAGCATTTGTGAGCTTTCCGCGCCTTGTGTTCGACCACGTTTTCAAAGTTGCTCACGGTTCACCCCTCGCTTGCCCCGGAGAAAAACACCCCGTCCATTTCGTAAAGCGGCGGCACCCAGTCCGTGTCGTGATACCAGCCGAGCTGGAAATAAACCGCGCTCCACTCCGGCCCGTTCAGAAACCGCTCCTCGCAGAACTCCCGGCACCATGCCAGCCCGTCCGCGTCGTATGTCGTCTCCCACACCCGCGGATAAACCCGGTATGTATACCCGTACTGCGGATCATAGTAGGACAAAGCCTCAAACAGCGTCCGCCCGTACTTCCCCGTGTCCCAAAGATTCAGTATCGCATCGCACCCGGCCTCGGAGCAGGGAAGCGAAGTCCCAAAAAATTCCAGATAGAAAACTCTGGCCATCAAGTCCAGCTCCCACAGCTCCGCGCCGTGACCGTCCCAGCCCCAAACGGTGGAGCATACGTTCCAGTCCACTCCGCCGGGATCGATTCCAATCGGCGGATGTGCGATATAATCCACGGTGTCGGATTGCAACGCATTACCGTCCACCCACTCCGCGCTCATGGGCTCGTCCGGTCTCCACCATTCCGGCGCGGGACCGTCCCCCTCCGTGTAGGTGTCCAGCATGTACGCCGCCATCTCGTTCTCCGCGCACGCCTGGGCCAGCCAGACCGAGACCTCCCCGGCCTCCGGCATGACCCACGCCACGCCCTCGGACGGTTCGGCGGGCGGGAGGTCGTCGGCGGGACGGAGGCTTATTATTTCTGCAAACTTAACAATTCCCAAAAGAATCAACACAACTACTGCCGCCAGAGCTGCAATGCCCATTACCACCAGCCCGATATATGACAGCCAGCCCAAAATAGTCTCAATCTTGCCTTTCATTTAACTTGCGCTCCTTTTCCTTTGTCAGCCGGAAACCGGCTACTTTATTGGCTTTCCGATCTTGACGGCAACGTGCTCAGCCCCTTCTCGGCCTTCTTCCTCGCGTAATACTCGCGATGACGGGCCAAAATCCTATCGCGGTTGGCCTTGTAGTACGCATCGTCATAATCGCACTTCTTGTCCTTGTACTTGTCATAGTATGCCTTTTGCTTGGATTTCATCGCTTCACGATGCGTCCGGTAGTATTCGCGCTGATATGCGCTTATCTTCTCACGGTTGGCCTCACGATATGCTTTGTGCTTTTCGCGATTTTCGGCATATCTTGCCCGTTCCTTCGCGTTGATCTCCTCGCGGTTCGCGTCTTTATACGCTTTCGCATACGCTTTCAACTGACCGGCGTGTGCCTGATTCCATGCGTTATGCCGTGCAAGCAGTGATTCCTTGTGCGCCTGATAGTACGCTCTATTGTATGCACGCCTTTCTTCGTCCGTCATACATTATTCCCCTTTTTTCGCCTTCCCCTCCTCCACCAGCGTGTCATAGTCCACGCCGATAGCGGCCAGGTCTCTCTTGACGGCCCACAGGTCCATCCGCTCCATCCCGTTTTTGGCCTTGCGCCCGAACAGCGGCTCGTCCCGCCCGTTGTAGCGCTTGTAATGCGTGTCCATCTCCACAATCGCGTTGTAGTACCGGGCGAGGCGGACGGGCCCGAAACCGAACGCCTCGTGCAAAGCCATCAAACACAGCATGTCCAGATACTCTACCCGCTCATGATGCGCCCGGAGGGTGATACTCTCCGGGATCTTAGCTTTCATCTGTCCAGCCTCCTTCCCCGTTATAGTCCGCATAGCTCCGGGCCAGCGCGGCCTCGAAGAACTCGTCCGTGTCGAAGCTCGTCTCCTGGGGTTTCGGCGCGGCGTGCGCGGCCTTCTCCGCGTCCTCGGCGTCCCATTTCCGACAGAGGGCTTTCCAGTCGCGGATCGGTTCGCCGTTGCGCATCCATCCGGACACCGCGTAATTGTCGAAAAACCGTCTCGGGTCGACGTGCACCAGTCCTGCCTCCCTGCAGTAAGCGTTGATGTCGTCGACAGTGGGCGGAACAGGCTCGTCCCTGTGCGTCGCCCCGGCTGCTGCCCCGGCTGCATCGGGCCCCCCGACGGTCAGCCGCTTCCCGGATTGTTTTTCGCTTCCCCGCGTGCGCGCGCGCGTACTCTCCCCCTGTATTGTATTGTCTTGTATTGTCTTGTATTGTATTGTATTGGCATGTTTCGCATCCGTTCGCATGTTTTCGCATCCGTTCGCATCCGTTCGCATGCCGTCCGAATCCCAGCGTTTCCGGGCGTTTTCCCGGTTCGCCTCGCACCGCTCCTCGTAGGCCCGGGCCGCCGCGTCGATGTCCGTCCGGATGAACCCGAACGCCATGCCCTCCACGGGGGAGAGCGCGGGGAGCGTCCCGTCCGCGCCGTAATCCAGAGCGGCCCGGAATACTCTCCCCACCTCCGCGTCAGTCAGTCCCGCCAGCGTCTCCCTATACTTGAAGAACGCCGGAATATAGTCACGTTTTCCCATTATGCTCACCAGTCCTCGTCGGATTCGCCGCCTGTCCGATCCGCCCGGAGGTAGGGATTCAGCAGCTCCCACACCTCCGGGACGGAATAGCAGACCCCGGCGACGCACCCGTCCTCCCGTCTTGCCCGAATGAAGTCAACCTGTTCCTGCGACGGCTTGTTCCCGGGGATCTTCGCTTCGATGTACACCGGAACCGCGATCCCGAACCGGCTTGCCCCGCCGCGGATGTACCCGGCAAGATCCGAATATCCCTTCGGGGTACCGGTCGAAAACCGATACCCCTTGTCCGTCGTCACCGTCCCGGTGTTGATGCGGTACAGCATGCAGACGCCGTACACCGACCGGATGATACTATTCAGCAGCCCGCTCTCCGGCGTCATTCTCCGCCTCCTTCGTGTTGTAATCCTCCGCAGAAATCTCCACCTTCGGCGCGAACCCTGCGGCGAAGAACCGCGCGGCCTCGGCGTCCTCCGGTGACAGTTTCCCGATCAGCTTCGGCTTGATGACGGAATATTTGATTCCCGCCTTGTTGGTGGCTGTGGTCAGGGTCAGCTCTGTCACCACGTCGCACGGTTTCAACCCCTTCGCCGCCAGCGTGGAAATCCGGTATGCCTGCCAGTTCTTCATGCTGGTGGGCGGGAGCGAAATCAGCAGCGGGATCGGGGATCCTTCCACGATCATGTAGACCCGGATCATGTTCTTGCACGCCTTCCCGGGACCCTTCGCCGATGATCCGTATTCGTTATACGGACAGTCCAGACAGCCGCACGCCTCGCCGGTCTCCGCGTTCACGCCGATCTTGCCGTCCATGGAGGAGCACAGCGGCGGCTCCCCCAGCTGGGTCTCGTCGAACCGCGCATTGCACTTGTGGGAATGGATCACCACGCCCTGAATCGCCGTCACAGCGGTATCGGAATCCTCGTCCCCGGTCTCGATGGTGAACGCCTTGCCGCCGCCGGACGGGATCTTCGCACGGAACACCGGCGCGCCGCCGACCTCCTCCATGGCCGCCGCGATCTCCGCGTAAGCCGCCTTCATGTCCGCCATGTCGCACGCGACCACGGGGACGTCCTTCTTGATGATCTGCAGATCCATTTTCAAGCCTCCCAAATATTTTCCCGTCTTTCGACGTGGTTCCAGAATTCCTCCTCCTGCCGGACCATCTCGTCAATCCACGCCTGGTCCCGCGGGATGTCCCAAAACAGGAACTTGTTGTTGTCGATAAATGCGGCCAGGTGCCACATCTCCCAACCCGTGACCGCCATATAATGCTGACATTGACAGTACCATTCGGGCTTGTTGGTCATCGTCGCTTCCATGTCGCCGGGTATGAGCTTGTCGATCCAGTGGGATTCACCGGTTTCATCATCCTTGATCTTCTTCCGGGATGCCATGAACCCCATCGTCTTGCATTCCAGCCCCTCCCGGCGCCCGACCACCTTCCGGTCGATGTCCGCCAGCATGAAGGGGTGCTCCGGGGACCGGATCATGAAGTTCAGCCGCCGGACCTTCAGCCCCGTGGCCTCCTCCCACAGCTGCGCCACAAACTCCTCACACCATGTCCCGTGACGCGCCGCAAGGGACGGTTCATCCTCCGCCGGCCCCTCGCCGATCTTGTCCAGATACAGCGCGCCGGGGTCCGCGTATTTGTACTGCTCCGGGGACAGTACGATCTTTGCCGCGTCGGACCCGCCGATCCCCGTCCTCCGGGCCTCCAGCCAGTCCGTCCGGGTCATGCCGAGCGTTGAGACGCCGGTCATGTCGCCGCCCCCTTCCCGACGGACGCCAGCCCCAGGCTCACAGCTGTGCCGATCATGGCCTTGTACCGCCGCTGACCTTCCAGCAGTTTCTCACCGGCCAGCTGCATCGCCTCCACCGCGTCCCCGGTCCAGTGCCAGATCCCGGCCAGGTCCAGCAGCTCACCGGCCTCGTCCCACCGATTGGCCTCCCAACAGTCCATGCAGATGTGCTTGAAGGACGGCCGCCCGGTACAGACGTGCTCCTCCATCACCGCCATCTCGTCCTCCGGGAAAATCGGATCCCCGCAGTTGTCGCAGGTGCACAGCGGTTCGCATTCCTCGCGGAATTCGGATTCGTCCTCCCGGATGAAGTCCTCAATCTCCCGTCTCGTCGTCATGTCTTTGCCTCCTAACCTTCCTCATTTCCTTTTCAAACCGTCTGCACACCCCGCTCGGGGAATCCAGCAGGCACTCCGGCAGCGGGCATTCAAGACACACCCGCGCCTCGTCCGGATCGCCGTATGGAACCGGCCCGGTCTTCTTCTCCGGCTTCACCCCTTCCGGGATCACCGCGTGGATCGCGCCGTGTGAGCGGTTAATCAGCCACTCCGCCGAAAGGTCTCTGTGCCGGTTCGGATTCTTCATGTTGTCCACCCCTCGCAATCGCCTTTCGGTCCGCCACCCACCGCAGGACGGCCGCCGGATCGTATTCGTAGGTGTACTGCGTCGACCCGGGCCGCTTGTACGCCGTACCGAAGGGCCAGACGCCGCGCTGACAGCCGATCCGCAGGGACAGCGGGTCAATGCCCGTCACCGCCGCCACCTCGTCCGTGGTCAGTTTGCCGGATGTCCGCCGGGGCCGTCCATATTTCAAGATTTCCGGCGTCACGTCCAGACACCGCGCCAGACGCGCGAGAACGCGATCTGACGGCCTTATCTTCCCGGACAGGTATTTCCTCACCGAGGACGGTTCCGCTTGAATCTGAGCGGCCACCGTCGCCACAGACAGCCCTGCGCGGTCCAGCTCGTTCCGGAGGTTGGACGCGATGCTCACACCCGCGCCTCCTTCGTGTCACCGGATCCCTCCAGCAGAGCCGCCGGTGTGGTGCCGAGCGCAATCGCCAGCATGTTCAGCGTGGGAAGAGACGGAAGTTTGTATCCGAGCTCGAACTGCATCACGGCCCCGCGAGAGATCCCCGTTTTTTCCGCGAGCTGCTTCTGCGTCATGCCGCTGGATTCTCTCAGCGCGCGGATGGTTTCGCCTACGTGCATATCATGTCCTCCTTCATCGAATTACAGTTTTTCTTTCCCCCTTGTTGACTTTGACTGTCTTCTTTGTTATAATGGGGTGGTGGGATACTGTGGTATCATTATAACGCAGTCAGCTAAGAAAGTCAAGGGGTCTACTGCGATTTATTAAGATTCGTTTCTTTGCACAAATCGCAGTGAACTAATTTGTACTAAGGCCACAAAGGAGGTAAACGTGTTTTACACAAACTTGCAGGCCCTGTGCCAACAAAAGCAGATCACCCCCGCCGTCGTGGCGCGTGACCTGAGGTTGTCCAGTGGCTTGCCCACATTCTGGAAAAAAGGATCCATACCGAAACCCGACACCCTTCAAAAAATCGCCGACTACTTCGGCGTCACCGTCAATGACCTGTTGTCCGACACCCCGCCCGCCCCGTCGAAGCTCCACCGGGAGCAGGGGGAGAAAATCGCCGTCCTCGCCAGCGTCGGCGCGGGGATCCCCCTCGAAGCCATCGTGACCTTCGATCAGGACGACCCGGACGCCTGGGAGGAGATCAGCCGCACCGACGCTCAGTATTTCGCCCTCCGCATCCGGGGGAACAGCATGGAGCCGTTGATCCGGTACGGAGAAATCGTCATCGTCCGGAAACAGGAGGAGTACAACGACGGGGACATCGTGATCGCTCTGGTCAACGGCGACGAGGGCGTCTGCAAGCTGCTGGAATACCGGGACAACGGCGGAATCTGCCTCCGGTCCCTGAATCCGGAGTACCCGCCGCTGGTATTTACCCGGGAACAAATCGAAACCCTCCCCGTCCGCATCATGGGCCGCTGCGTCGAACGACGGGGCAAGCTGTGAAATAACCGAAGGGTTTGACATTGAAAACCCGGTCGTGTTATAATAATTATGGAGGTGATCCATAATGAAAGACATGATCGGAAAAAGATTCGGAAGGCTTACCGTTATTGAATTTGCTGGAATGAATTATCGCCGTTCCGCAACTTGGAGATGCCTGTGTGATTGCGGTAATGAAAAAATAGTAGACGGAAATCCTTTGCGAATGGGAACCGTGAGATCGTGCGGATGCTTGAATGACGAAAAGCGCCATATATCAAGGCCGAGAACTCACGGGATGTCAAACACGAGAATTCATCGAATATGGAGGGCAATGAAGGCAAGATGCCACAATACAAATGATGAATTGTACGGCGGGCGCGGCATATCCGTATGCAATGAATGGAACCGTTTTGAACCGTTTTACAAATGGGCTAAAGAAAACGGATATGCGGACAATTTATCCATCGACAGAATAGACCCCAATGGTAATTACTGCCCTGAAAATTGCCGCTGGGCCGACGCCAGCACACAAGCCAAAAACAAAAGGCCCAAAAGCACATTGACAATTAACGGAGAGACCCACTCTCTAAAAGAATGGGCGTCCATCACCGGGATAAAATACCCTACACTATGGAAAAGAATGAAGAAGGGGGTGACAGGCGCCGATATAATAAGGAGGTGATAAGCCGTGCGGAATCCGAACGGCTATTAAGGCTCCATAGATCGCATGAAGGGGAGCCGCCGCAAACCGTACCGCGTCCGGATCACCACGGATTACACCATCGACGGGGAAGGCCGCGCCCGGCAGATTCAGCGCACCCTCGGCACCTACGCCACCTATCAGGAGGCCGTGGACGCCCTCGCCGCGTATAACCGCAACCCTGTCGCCTTGGACGCCGAAATCACCTTCGCCGAGGTGTTCCGGCAGTACATAGAAAAAGCAGCCCGGAAACTGGCCCCGAAAACCGTCAAGGCCTACCGCGCCGCTTACGGGGATCTCGCCCCGCTCCATGACCGCCCGTTTAGAAAACTCCGCCGCGCCGATCTGCAAAGGGTGATCGACGACAGCGGCCTCGGCTTCGCCATGCTTCAAACCGTCCTCGCCGTCCTCCGAAACATGTACAAATACGCCCTGAAGACAGACCTGACCGACGCGGATTACAGCAAAAATGTGGACATCGCGCAATACCGGCCCACAAAGGAAGAGCAGAAGTCCGCCCGGAAGATCCACAAGTCCTTGACGGAGGACGAGCTGTCCGTCCTCTGGGCCAATTCGGCGGACCCCTTCGTCCGGGAGGTGCTCATGCTGTGCTACAGCGGCCTCCGAATCGCCGAATATCTGGCCCTGACGCCGGAGGACATCAACACCGATGCTCGGATCATCGCCATCGACGCCGCGAAAACCCCGTCCGGCACCCGCCGCGTCCCCATCGCTCAAAAAACTGCGGCCATGTGGGAAAAATTGAGGGATGAGCGGAAGACCCCGGACACCCGGACGGCGGACAGCCGGTATAAGGAATTCGCCGACCGTCTCAGCGTGAAAATGGCGGAGCTGGGACTGCCGGACCACCTGCCGCACGATACCCGCTACACCTGCGCCACCCTGATGCACCGGGCGAAGGTGGACCTGCTGACGCGGAAGAGGATCCTCGGCCACGCCGTGACGGACATCACCGAGGGCGTCTACACCGATACCGCCGACGCGGAACTCCTCGCCGCCATCGACAGCATATAAAAAAGGCGGGCTGTGACTTATTTGCGACTTATGCACGAGAAATCACAAATATTCACAGCCCGCCATAAGCGGAAAACCCAATAAAAACCGCCCGTCAGGTCACCCCCGACGGGCGCGTTTTGGCGATGGGGTTAAGCAAAGCTTAATCATTCACCCCAAAAAGCAAAGCCATTCACCGCAATCTGCGCCTTACACGGACTTTCACGAATAAAATCCCCCGGGCGCGCGTCACTCCCGGGGGATCTTGTATCAGTTTTGAATCCGCCGCAGAATCCCGGCGTAAAACCGGGGTTCCGTAGCCCTGAGTGTTTCCATCGCTTCATCCAGCACCGCCCACACGTGATCCGCGTTCCGATGCGCTATCAACTGCAAGAATTCGGAATCTCCGTGCTCACCGATGACCGTCTCCACGATGGCCGCGGCCGTGGGATTGGGAGCCGCGTCCCCGTAGCTCCCGACCGCTTCTTCTTTGCCCAGGTCGTCCCGGGCGATGATATACGCGGCCAGGTCCCGGATTTCTCCGACAGTCTGGTCCCGCTTGTTTTTGATCTCTGCGATCCGCTCGTCAAGCTCCCGGCGCTCCAGCATACGCCGCCCCCGGGATTATCCCTTGCGCAGGTGGCGGGCCGCCTCCCGGAGGGATTTTGCCATTTCCGGGTCACCCATTCCGGAGGACGCCATGCCCTCCAGCTCGTCTGCGAGGGAGGCCTTGTCCATGCCGTAGCCGCCCGCATAGTACGGACCGGGCATCCAGCCATAGTTGGGATTGTACCCGCCCATGGGACGGGAACCGCCGTCCATGTAGCGGCCCCGGGAATCCCTGCGCCGTGCGCCGTATTCGCCGGAGTCGTCTTCCTCACAGATCTCGCACAGTTTAAGCCATGCGGACGCGGTTTCCTTGATCGCGGAAATGTTGGAAAGCGTGGCGTTCTTGTCCTCTTCGGCGATCCGATGGGCGAATTCGCCGACCATTTCCTTGATTTTCTTGAAATCTTCGATGTGCTTGTCCATGTTTCCTCCTTACCGAATGCGCCGGGTTCCGGCATAGTCGAACGTCAGAACGCCGTTCAGAATCTCCGACGGCTGGGTTCCGGCGTTGACCACCGCCACGCTCTCGCACCCGCACAGGGACGGAACGCTCACGATGATATCAGTGCCGAGGTTCCCGGAGATTTCCGCCGCCGTGGGCGTGTACCGCATCAGGGACGCCGGATCGATAACCCCGTCCACGGCCAGCGCGAAGATGATCTCCGCAACCGTGCCGCCCTCCGGGATCTGCGCGTTGAGGTGCACCCCGACCTGATAATCCGTCAACCAAAGCTGACGGCATCCGCACCCGCAGGAGCACTGTCCGTTGTTCGGCGCGTTTGAAGCCAACAGGAACACCCCGCCGCCCGACCGCTTATAAATCAGACCCTGATTGCACGGGCAGGTGTTGTCCGGCCACGTCGACGGGGCGTTGGGCGTTACGATCTGCGGAACGAGAATGCTGTATTCAGCCGCCATTCCGTCCCCTCCTTACGCCACGAATGCATTGCCGGGGCAGCCGCAGGTGTTGGGGCGCTGGCAGGTGAAAATGGGCGTATTGCCGTAGACGGGCGTGCTCCCGACCGGGCACCGGCTCAGACGGTCATAAACGCCGTCAATGATGGTGGCGTTCTGCGCGATCTGCGAAGCCTGTCCCCTAGCGTAGAGATTTTCCTGGCGGAGCTGGGCGATGATGTCATCCTTCGCCGCCACCTGATTCTTCACGCCGTCGAGCTCGAGCTGGCACAGCTTGTCCTGCACGCCCTGGACCTTCTGATCGATGTGGGTCAGCAGTGCGTTGAGCGCGTTGGAAACCGCCGCCCGGTCGTTGCACGCCTCCGTCGCCACGGTGTATTTCAGGTCAGCCGTGGCCGCCGCGCCGGTTGCGAAACCGTTCTGGACGGCGGACTGCAGCGCGAAGCCCTGCTGCATGTTGGCCATCTGCCGCCCGTTCGCCGCGATCTCTGCGGAGGAGAATCCGTTGCTGATTGCGCCGGTGATAGCGTTGCCGGTCTGGCACAGATTCTGGTTGATACCCGCGATCCCCAGCTGGACGTCGCCGAAGCCAGAGGTCACGCTGTTCTGCAGACCGTTGATAGAGGTCTGCAGAGCCTGATCCCGGAACCCGTCAGAAATGTGCTGGCTGTTGTTGAGCCACGGGTAGAGGTAGTCGAGGCCGTAGCCCGCGCCCATGCCGCCGCCCATGCCCATGAGCCAAGGCATCATGCCGCCCATACCGAAGCCGCCCATGCCCCAGCCATTGCCGCCGATCAGGAGGACGAGGATGAACCACGCGAACCAGTCGCCGCCCATGCCGCCGAACATGCCGCCGTTGTTGCCGCTGTAAGCGGGCGCCACGGGCATATAGAAGCCGTTGTTGCTTTCGTCAGTAATTGCCATGAGAAGTTCCTCTCTCAATGTATTTCCAAACCGCGGACGCGCACGCGATTCGGTTCGGTTTTACCGCCCGGGCTTCATCCCGAGCATTTGGAAGATCTGCTGAACCCGTCCCCCGCCGATCTGACCGGAGCGGAGCAGGTATGTCGTGATTTCCCGGGGATCGTTTACGTTGATCCCCTCCGGAATTTTCATCCCGTACCGGCTGAGATACGCCGCCGGGTTTTGCCGGATGTTGCCGACCTCTGCCCGCACCATGTCCGGGGTGATCTGCGCGGGCTGTCCCTGCGCGGGAGCCGGAGCGGCCCCCTGTCCCAGCTTGTCAAACAGTCCCATTTTCCTCTCCCTTCGTCATGCCGCGGATCGTCTCGGCAATCAGCGCGGACAGCTCGTCCCGCCGGACAAACAAGGACGGATCGATCTTCGGC